GAAAAATCACAACCCTCAAAGTAGTAAAATCCTCTTAGATTTACAATACTGACAGCGTTGGAGAATGATAAGTTACCACAATAGCGGAAGGTGCAGTTTTTCGCGCCGATAAATCTCCTGGTGCCCGCGTAGCCGCCTTGGAATGATGCGACCCAGCACGCCTGCTGGCCACCCTCAAGGTCGAATCCGTCAGCCCCAGTCTCTCCACAGAGATAAACCGACACCTGCGTTGATCCGGCGGTCCAAAGATTGGATACTGCCAGATAAGTGATAGTGTTGGAGTCCGTGGGCGCGGCCCCGTCGAACCGGTGGACCCAAAGGGATGTCCCATCCGTGTAATAGGTGTCAGGAGTGTCATTGCAAATTGCCAGCGAGGTTACTTTTCTGATCTCCCCGTAGCGTCCGAAAATATCATATCTCGTCAGGTCGAACACGCGCGAAACCAAAGATCGGGTTGCCTTGTAAGTTTTTGTATAGGTGACATCAGCAGCCCAAGACATGCCGGCATCATGGGTAGTGGAGCGGACGCGCCCGTTATAGGCCATCCAAACGGTGTCAACAGTTGCGGCGACGTTGGAGTTGCCGTTGGAAAAGTTCCGGTTCCGCTCGCTGGCAATGTTGGCCCCCGCACCACCCCTGACTTTGATAATGCACGGTTGGCCATTTGCATTCGCCTTGGTCTGGGCCGTATGCAAAAACTGGACCGCCGTCCCTTGGGTGAGCCCATTGTTGGATTGCACCCCGCTTTGTGGATCCACATAGTAGACCACTCCAGATGCCACACAATGAGCCATGTAAGTAGTTAAGGGATCGGCAATCGCGGCACTGATGGCCCGCCCATTTGAGACGATGACAGATACCGGATTTTCGGTGAAATCCCACGCAAATCCTACCGGTGCCGTCCTGACTGTATCAACCCCTCCCACCTGCTGCCATGAGGGTGCCCCAATCAACTGCCTCACAGCCTGTTTCTGTTCGGATGACGGGGAAGCATTCAAACCGAATGCTTTCTTGGCCACGCTGGATAAAGGAAAGGGGGGCGTATCCAGCGGCCCCGCCCCGGCAGTGAGGGCGGACAACAACAAAAAACAAAAAAACGTGCGGTGAATAACGGGGTTCATGGGGCAATAGTAAGGGCGGGTTTGGTGGTGACTGCGCCGTTGGCGTTACGGGTGACAGCGGGTTGGGTGATGGTGCGGGTGGTGCTTCCGAGATAGGTTATGGTAAAGGCATCAATGACCAGATAGGTGGCATTTTTGGTGGTGGTGGTGAAGACTCCGGCGGTGCCGTCTGACCATTTTACCGTTGCCGTGGTGACCACGTCGTCACCGTCGCGGGTCAGGGCCGTCAGCTCATAGCCGTCTGCAGCCACCATCTCCTTTAGGCGGATGGTTTGCGCGGTCAGGGCTTCCAAGGCGACGATGCGGGCGGTGTAGGCTACCATCTGGGCCAGCGTGGGATAGAGCGGGTCCAGAGTCGCATCAGGGGGATCTCCTCCGGCGTTGCCGTTGCGCAGGTTGATGGTCCCTGCCCCAAAGGTGCGGCGGGCTCCACTATCCAATACGGCGTAGATGACGCCCCAGCAGGTGATCTGGCGGTTGCTCATGGCCACATTGGTCTGCGCAGAGCCCAGCTCAAAGGTGGCGTGTTGGGCGGTGCCGGCCTCCCAATTGGGCAGGCTGATAGTCACGATGTCCTCATCCGTGAGGGTCAGTGAGGTGCTGATCTGGGTGGTGCTCTCGCTGCTGGCGTAGAGTTCAAGGGTGAGGCTTTGGATAGTGGTGATGTCCACCAGGGTGCCGTCTGCGTCCATCAGGGCTACTTCCAGGTCTACGTTATCGCCCCGGGTCATGGATGGCTTGCCCAGGCCGTCCGGCGACACGCTGCCCTGCAGGGCCAAGCGTAGCTTGGCGGGAGCGGTCTGGCTCCATGCGGTGGCGGCCAGGAGAAGCAGCAGCATGCCGAGGGTAAGCAGGTGCCGGAGGGGGTTGATGGTTGTGGGGTTGATGGTTGATGGTTTTCCCTGATTCATGGTGTTGTGTGGTGGGTTTACTCTGAAAAATAGGCGTCCAGTCCCCGGCTGACTTCGGCGGCGACTTCGCTTTCCGGGGGGAGGATGTTTTTATCCGCTTTGATCCTCACAAACTTTTTGAGCACGTAGTAGAGGGGATCTCCGGCGGCGGGCTGGCTGCCGCGCTTGCGGAACACTCCTGCGCCCGCCCCGTCCCCTCCTTCCGTGAGGCCGCCCCCGGCGGCGAAGGGTCGTAAATAGGTGGCATCCTGCCCGAAGTCGGCAATGCTCTTTCCGTGGGCTGCAGGATGCACGGGGATAGAGAGGAAGCGGATAGGCTTGCCGGTGACTTCGGAGGTGCGCCCGCTGGCCTTGATCACGCCGCCTTCGTATTTGAGCCTGACGCCTTTTTGGTTGATGCTGACGGTGGCCCCGCTGGCATCGCTGCGGCTGGTGGTGCCTTCGATGGCGGTGCGCCAATAGCCGGTGGAGGCTCCGCCCAGACCGTTGACCTTGCCCGCGTAATTGTCTGTCAGGTGGCGGCGCACCACGAGGGCGGCCCCGGTTTCCACCACGGCATGGAGCGCGCCCTTGTCGCCGGCCAGCCGGAGCAGGCGGGCCACGCGCTCCCGGCCCTTGCCCAGATCATGCACGATTTGCATGGTCAGCATGTCAGGGGACCTCCTCGGTTAAAGTGACGATGACGGTGCCGTCATCCTGCTCCTCCTGCCTCTGCACCCGGAAGGCGGTGCCTCGCTCAAAAATAACATGGTGACCGTGGACGTCCTGATCGGCCAGTGTGCTTACGGCAGGGGTAAGATCCCGCGCGCTTTGGTGGCGGGTGACCTGCAGGCGTAACCCCCGGGCCAGAGCCCCGGGCTCCCTTTCCAAGGCAAAAGCAGAGAAGGGGAAGGGATCCGCCCGGGGCACCCAGCGGGCTCCTGGTTTTAGCTGTGCCAGCAGTTCCTGCAGCTCTGCCGCGTCTGCCACGGCGCGGACCAGCTCCAGTGGCTGATTGCCTGACAGGGGGATCACGCGGCGCACCAGCCTGCGGAAGTGGTAGAGCAGATCACTGCCCGGGGACATTTTGCCGGGCCCCTCAGCGGCCCAGCTGCGCAGGGCGTCTGCCTGCAGGAGGGGCAGGTCTGCCCCGTTGGCGGTGGCGATGACTCCGGCCAGATCCGCGCTGGCCACCGGGCGGGTGCCATTGGGATCGGTAAAGAGAAGAGTGGCCCCGTCGCTATCGAATTTTGCCAGCCCCTTTAAATCCTGTTCCAAGGCCCGTTTAATGGCCTCGCTTTGCACCCGCGGCTCGGCCTGCAGGGTTGCATTTAAAGAGGGGCTCACGGCCTCGGCATTGCTGCCGGATCCGGGAGTGAGCAGGCCCCACTCTTCCGCTTGGGCTTTGCCTACGGGCTCGTCGCCCATGCCACTGCCAAAATCATAGGGCGGGTAGGGATTGCCAAAACGGCTCAGGGTCACCCAGACGGGGGAGAGCACCAGAGCGGCCATTTCGGAGGCGTTGACGCCGGGCTGCCCGGCCTGCTCCCGCCAGCGGGCGGGCCAGTCGCGGGGCACCATCTTGTTTTGCAGGCGCACCATGCGCTTGGCCGGGTAGGCTTTGAGGGCGCGGAGCTGCTTGTCATAGGCGGACTTATTGTAGGCCATGGCGCGGTTGGTGCGCAGGGTGACGTTCTGCCGGCGGACGGTGCTCAGGTCTTTGATGCTGCCTTCTTCCCCGGGACGGGGCAGGTAGCCCACGGCGGCCAGCCCTTCCCTCAGAGCCCGCCGGGCCTCCTGCTCTGACAGCTCCCCGCTGATCACTCGCCGGGTGGTGTCCTGGTAGACCTGCAGCACCTCAGCCTTGGCCACCGCCGCCATAAAAAAGGATCGTTCCCTGACTTCCCGGCGCACTCCGGCCCAGTCCCGTGTCGTCATTTCGGACGGCACCGGGATTTTTTGGTCGTAGAATTCAGCAGCAGTCATTTTGTGTTTTTTGTGCTCTCTGTAGTCAATGCCTCACGGGTCCAGGGTGGTGCCGGTAATCACGTAGGTGCCCAGGGTGACCACGCCGGACTCATGCCTGACGCGGGCCTGACAGGTGGCTGCGGCCAGGCTGATCCCAAAGCCGGAAAAGGCGGCGGTGCCCCGGGTGGCAGTGGCGGTCTCTCCGCAGTAGGAGACTGCCGCCGCCACGGTGGCGTGCACCCTCCGTGCGCTGAAACTTACCGTGTAGAGGCTATTGCCCCGGCCCTGATAAAACGCCCCGGCAGCCCCGATGACGGCCTCCTGCTGCACCATGTCCACGGCGCTGACTTCCAAGCCGGTGTGCCCGGTGATCGGGGCCGTGTCGTCGGCGAGTGTGGCTCCGTTAAAGCTGACAGGCATGGGGAAAAAGGAATTTAGGTTTCAGGGCAGGCCGCTTAGTCATCGTAAGTGATCAGCGGCTGCGGTGCCCCTGTAACAAAATTACGCAGGGCCGTGAACTCCACCCCGCTGGTGCGGTTGGCCTTGGCACCGAACGCGAGGGTGCCGCCCTTGATGCCGCAATTGCGCAGCGTGATAACAAAGCCATTCCTCCCGGTGAGGATCAGATTGCAGGTCTCTACTGTCCCGGTGCTGTCCTTGCCTCCGATGCTGTCCCCGGGCCGGAGTGTCCGGTTGGCGTTGCTGCGCTGCAACACTATCATCAGGGCCGCGTCTGTCATTCCCACCGGCTTGCAGCGGGCAGTTACCTTGCAGTCTGTCTGCAGGAGATCCACCACTCCTGCCGCATCCACGCGGCTGGCCTCGGTGCTCAGCTCTGTGGTGATCTCCCATCCGTCCTCAGTGTCCATATTTACCAGGTAATTGGCTTCCTGCCCGGCGGGTGCCACTCCCGTGGCAGATGGCACCCAGCTGCCAGTCCAAGGTTGTGTCAGCACATCGCCAGCCAAAAAATTGAGCACTGGCGCAACATAGGCACCGGAGGCTGCGATGACCCCGGTGTTTTCCCCGGCTGTTTCCAGAGCAGTAAAGGTGATCGCACCCCACAAGGTTTTGCCCGCTCCGAGCCGCATCATAGGCACCGCAGTGACCCCGGCCCGGTCAAAAGTGAGGGGCGGTTGGCTGCCTACGAGGGGCCGCACCACCAGAGCCCCACTCAGCACGCTGACCCCGCAGGCCCGCGCCGCCGCGGCAAGGATCAGGTCCATGCACTCGTTGATGCGTCCGCTGGGCGTGAAGCTGATAGTGTGCATGCGGCTGCGTAGCCGCGTGTCCACGGTGCCGAAGGCATCCGTGGCAATGTCGAAGGTCTCCGGCATGACGGTGACGCTGACTTCGCCTTGGGCAATAAATTTGATGCCGCCCCATTCAACTTGGGCTGGGCCTTTATACACGGTGTAGGACATAAATTGGAATTGGTTGATTGGTTATTGGTTCTTGGTTCCTGGTTCCTGGTTCTTGGTTCTTGAAATCTTACGGCAGATCGGTGGCGTTGTAGGCCCCGCGCAGGGGGGTGTGGGAGATGCCGCCCTCAAAGGTCCAGATGACATCCCACGCGGTGATGCCGGGCTCATCCTCGCCGGGGCTCATGCCTTCCAGGACTATTCCTCCGCCGCCCAGTGCGGTGCCGTCCTCCGTGGAGGGCACGTAGTTTTTGATCAGATAGGCCACTACCTCGGCCACGTAGTCGCCGGGGTCCCCGCAGCCGCCGGGGCCACGGTTTACTATTTGATTTTCCCGGACGCGGCAGACAAAACGGCCCGGGTTGAGAAAGGCAGACTGCCCCCCGCCTTCCGCGAAGTCCCCTCCCAGCGGAACCACCAGCACGCACAATCCCAAACGGCCCATGGCAGACTTGCTCTTGCCCAACACGCCTTTGTCGTTTCCCGCAATAACAGGGATCGACGGCAGGCCATCCGTGCCTGTGAAAAAATCGCAGGAGGCCAGATACCGGGTGACGGCGATTTGGACGTTGGTAAAAAACATGGGTGGGGGGGGAGTTCTTGGTTCTTGGTTCTTGGTTCTTGGTTGTTGGTTGTTGAGGGGCCTTTAAAGGCCACTGAAATCCACGTAATCTTCGCCGCCGTAGCCTCCGGAATCTCCGGCGGTGCCGCTTTCGGCCTCCGGGGTGGTGACCCTGTATTTTCCTTCCCTGACTTCGGTCAGGATTGATTTGGCTTCGCTGAGGCGGTTTTTCCTGACTTCATCCCAGACGATGCCGCTGTTGGGGATCCGGGTGCTGAGGTTTTCCAGGAGCAGCATAAGAGCTTCGCCCTCCAGTTCCGGCGGCACGGTGCCGGCGGGGCCCAGAGTGTTTTTCCCGCTAGCCTGCACGGCTCCCCGCACTGCTGCAGTGATGACCCGCACGCCCTGCACTACCGGATCCGCCCCGCCGGCGGTCAGGGCCCCATCGGCAAATTGGTCCCACTCCCCGGCAGCCATGGCGGCGCGGGCTTTTTCGGTGGTCAGGGTAATCCAGGTTTCGGCCATGGGGAGTTGATGGTTGAGGGGTTGAGGGTTGAGGGTCGCCCGGCAGCCCCTCTGGGACTGCCGGACGTTTTACCACCCCTGGTAACCCGGCCCGGGAAGGGCCGGAAAGTTGTTGTTACGATGCGTTGAAATTGAGGCGGATCACGGCGGTGGAGTTCGTGACGGTGGGCTTGGTATACCAGTCCAGCTTGGCGAATTCCTGACGTCCATCTGCGCTCATGTAGGTGCCGGGCTTCATGATGCCTTCGCCCAAGGCGAAGGTTTTCATGAAGGAGGGATCCCGGCGGGTCGGGTTGCTGCTGCCGATAAAGATCAGCACGGCGTTGTCCATGGACCATCCATTGCTGGATGCCAAACCCTCAACCGCGCTATCCACTACCGTCAGGGCGTGGGCCACTTCCGGGCCGCCCATCAGCAGGGCTGACACATCCTGCATGCTGGGTGTGGCGGTGGTTTTGGCACCTCCTTTAAAGAGCCCCCGGATGGAGTTGTGGTTTAAAAACCGCAAGCCCGCGGATGCCCCGAAGAGGACTTTCAGGCCCATGTTGCTGCCGCTCTTGGCTGCCAGCATCACGGCGAGGGATGCGGTATCGATCAGCAGCTTCAAGTCGTTGGAACTAGCCTGGGCAGCGCTGTAATCAGTGCCTGCTCCGGCAGATGCCAAAGCCGCGCTGATGACCTCATATTCGTGGGCAAGCGCCCCTGCCTGCGCTGCCTCATCGGCCCGCTCGTTAAGTGTGAGCACCAGCGTTTGCTCGGCCAGCTGCTCGGCCTGATCGATGACGGCATCAATCGCGTTGGCATCCAGGGTGGCATTAACTTCCGCTCCGCCGGTTTCCAGGATGGCCGCGCCGCCGCCGATTGCCCGCTTGGTCTTCATGATCTTGTAGGGCGCTACGCTGTCATAGGTCCAGTAGGCATATTTGGTGCCGGGCACGGTGACCACGGGGGCCAGAAAATTGGCCAGGGCCATGCGGTCCAGGGCGGATTGCCCTGCGCCTTTGGCGTAGTTTGTGACTCGGGCGCTTTGGGCCACGCGGGCCAGTTGGGTTGCACTCATGATTGATTAGTTGATAGTAGTTGCTTGATGTTTTATGGTTGATGGTCCTGCGTTTAGGTTTCGGTAAACCATTGCTGCACCAGGATGAGGGCCCCGGCGGTGCCGCCTTCTTCCGCTACGGCAACGCCCACTCCGGCAGTGGCGGTGAGAAGCTGTCCGACGTTGGTGGTGTCGATCATCAATTTGGCCCCCCGGGCGACGGTGGCGCTGATCTTGACGCGGTGCTGCTGGGAGTTGTTAAAAGCCCGGAAGTTGCCCCGGGCCCCGGATGCGACATCTTCCTCGGATACGTAGCACGCCGCATCGGTGCGGGCAGTGCAGGGGGTGACGGTGTCCGCCGTAGAGGTGGGCTTGCAGAGCTGCCCTTTGGTGATAGCCGTGGCCGCAAGGAAAGTGCGGACCATCGATTGATTGACGTTGTTGTGCATAGTGGGTTCTTGGTTGTTGGTTCTTCGTTCTTGGTTGGGTTATTGGTTGTTGGACTGGGTGGCTTTTATTTCGGCCTCGGCCTGGGCGAAGGCGGTTTGGTAGGTGGCCTTGGTGCTGCGCTCGATCACGGAGGCTCGGGCGGCTACGGCCTCGTAGAAGGCGGCGTCCGGCTCTTTGCCGGCAGCTTCTTCCGTGCTGCTCACGTGGGCCGGTTTCAGGGCAGGGTTGATGGGCAGGCTGGCCAGGACCTTCACGGCGTCAGGATCTGCCTTGATGTTTTTCATCCACCAGGCTTTGCCAGCCTCATCCTTGGGGGCGAGGCGTCCGGCCTGCACGGCGGCTTCCACGGCGGCGGTGGCCACGGCGGTTTTGTGGGTGTCCAGCTCGGCGCGCAGGGCGGTGACTTGCTGCTCGGCCACTTGGGCGCGGCGGGCGGCGATGGGGTCTTCCTTGGGCGGCTCCGGTTGGGCGGCTTCGGCGGGCTTGGCTTTGAGATCGGCCAGGCGGGTGGTGAGGAGTTCTGCCGCGTTGTCTGCAGCGGCTTCCGTTTCGGTCAGGATTCCGGCGGCGATGAGGGCCGCCAACATTTCAGGTTTCATTGGTTTTTGTGTTGGGTTGGTTGGGTTGGGGGTTGGGGAAGAATCATATTGCCGGGCCTGCACGGCGGGCATGGCGCGGAAGGCAGGGTCATTGACCAGGCCCCCAAGCGGGCCGGTGGGGAGGAGGCCGAGCACCCGTTTGGTTTTCCGGTCATAGCGGAATTCCGGGGAAAAATAACGCCATTCCCCGGCTTGGATGGCGGCCACGGCGGTGGGCGTCCATTCAACCTCACAGATAACGCCAAAGCCCTCCATCCAGCGGAAAGCGGTAGGCCATCCGCTGGCGCGGCCTCCCTCGTGATTGTAGTCCAGGGCGGGGCGGATGCCGGAGGCGAGCCGGGCGGTAAGATCCGCCTGCAGGGCCACGGCGGTGGCGGCGTCCACGGTGACGGTGATTTTCTCCGGCTTGCCCGCAACGGTAGCCTCTATCTCATTTTCACCTGGAGGCATGAAGATCAACTCCCCGGCCTTGCTGCTGCTGAGGGGCAGAGGCAGGGCGCGGGCCAGCACGGCGGGAGTGGCAGGGTTTGTTGCTTTCATCTTCGGAGAATTGGTTTTGTGTTTTTTGTGCTCTCTGTAGTTACATCATTTACCAAACATCCTTACCCAGAGGGAGGGGGCCACTCCCGTGACAGCCTGACCGGCGAATTTTTCCAGCTCCCACATCACGGGGAACTCTGCCAGGGTTTCCACGGCGGGTCCGTCCTTTTGCTCTTTTTGCTGCTCCTGTTTCAGGCTGTCCTTGAGCCCGGCGATGACCGGGCTGTAACCGCTCCAGACGCTGCGGCGTCCGCACCCGATGCGGGCCCCGCCCACGAATAACATAGGCTCCGGGGGCAGCCCGGGAATCTCGTCCCCGTCAGGTTGGATCCGGTCCTTCACGAGGGCCAGCACTCTGGGGCCCAGCTTTTCGAGAATCAGGTCTGCTTGCTTGGCGGCGCGTTTGGCTGCCAGCCAGGCCTCCACGGTTTCGCGTTCCTCCGGGTGCAGCGGGGTTTCAGTCAGGGTTATTTCGTGGGTAGCGTTCATTCAGCGGTGGGGGTGGTGGGGTTGAGGGAGATTTGACTTTCCAGCCAGCCTTGGGCGGCGGCGTCTTCGAGGATCGCAGTGTTGATTTCCGTGAGGGCATCCAGAAAGCTGTCAGGGAGCCCGGCGGCCCGGGCGGCCTGGATGGTGGTGACAGGCTGGATTGGGGTGGCGGGATTGACGGGGATGGGGGCGGCTGGAGAGAGGATAGCCTCTCCGGCGGTGGGCAGGGGCACGGCGTGGCGCTCGTGCAGCCACTCCAGCGGCAGGGGCAGGCCCATGTTGGCCAGGATCTGATCCCGCTCGGCCATGGCTTTTTCGTCCTTGGCATCGGCCAGCTCGGCGCGGATCTCTGGCACCTCGGTGGTGTTGCCGTAGTTCAGTTCGACCACGGCGCGGCTGAGGGTATGGGTCAGGACTTTGGCCACGCGGCCGGCGGTGGCGCTGAGGATCTCCCGGCGCACGGTGGTGTGCACCTTCCCCAGGGCGTAACTGCCGCCGCCCTCGCTGCCGGTGTTGCTGGTGAGGGTCTGGCCCAACACCAGAATGTTGGCGGCTTCGTTGGCGAGGTCGATGATCAGTTTTTGCGGGAGGTCGCCCGCTGATTTGGATGCCTCATGGAGTTGCATCTGGGTGCCCTCCGGGAAGGCGGCCCAGCCCGCGGCGCCGATGTTGGCAAGCATGGCACAGATGGCGGCCTTGGCCTTCTCATCGCCGGGGCGGTAGGTGGCCCAGCGGAAGGGCTGGCCAAAGAGTTGGGCGTAACTAAGGAGCCACTCCGGCCCGTAGGTAGCGGCGATCCAGTATTTAGCGAGGCAACGCAGCGGGGCGGCTACGCTGGGGTGGCCCTCGTGGCCCGGGTAGATGCCGGTGACAAATTGGTGCTCCGGGAAATCCTCCCAGTTGCCGTAGCCGTGCCCGGACTGGGGGCGGAAGCGCAGCGCATCCCCGGCCTGACCTGCCATGCCGGTGGTATATCCAAAGTGACGGGATCCCAGCCGGCGGAAGGCCCGGGGCAGGATGGCGCTGCCGCCGGCGGCGTCCTGACGGACTTCCCACAGGATTTCCTGGACGCTGTGCCCCAGCACGGTGCCCACGGCCTGGGCTTCGATGACGTCCTCAATGGATTTTTCCAGAGCGGCCAGATCCGGACAGCAGCCCCAGAGAGCGCGGGTGACGAGGGCGGCTTTTGCCAGGGCGCTTTCTGTGATGGGGGTGCCATCGTCATCGCTCCATGGGCTGACTTGCCAGGGGGCGGAGGCCACGGCATCCCGCAGGGTTCGCAGGTTATTCTGGAGGTGGGGCCAGGTGTCGGCCATCAAATTAAAGAGGGCTAGCTGCTCCGTTAAATCGCCATTTAAGCCGCCCACCAAAATGGTCTCGACATTGCCTGGGAGGAGGCGGCGCGTCAGGGAGTTTTCCCACCAGCGCTCATCCATGATCGGCAGCGGCAGGGAAACGGGGGCCTTGGGGGCCTTGGGTGTCCTGGGCTTGGCGCTCATGCCATCACCACCTTTCCACCGCCGCCGTTGGTGCCGTAGACGACTTTTTTCCTGACGCCTTTGAAGGTGGCCCCGTTGCACTGGACGCGGGCCCCGCCGTCCACATTCCACGCGGTGTCCACGGCGGTGAAGGCTACGCGGTTGGCCACCATGGCGGTGCCGGCGGTTTTCCACGCGGCTTTTTGCACTCGGATGGCGGTTTTGCCGCCGTAGATTTCGAGGTCTTCCAGATAGGCTCCTCCGGCCTGGTTCAGTTGGATGGTCTTATCCCCGCCCTGATTCCAAAACCGGCAGCGGATGAGGGAAAGGCCAATGGCCTCCCGCCGCGTGGTGGAGATGGCATCTTCCCCGATCTGCAAAAAGGTGAGGTTAACAAAACGGCAGCCTGGGGCCTGCACCTTGATGCCGCCGGGCACGTCCACCACCCAGCCCCGGATGAGCCGCAGCTCAGGCACGCTAATTTTGATGCCTGGGGAATTTTCATCCTGACGTTCCGCCGGATGGGTAATATGGCGGCCTGACAATACGTCCCCGTTCAGGTCTACCGTCCTGCCTCTGATCACAGCCCGGCCTTGGAGCGCCCGCTTGATGGCCTCCATGCTATCCCATCGCAGATCTTCATCGCCCAGCAAAATCCTGGGAGCCTCCGGATGCGGCAGGGGGGCCGGTGGCACGGCCACGCTGCCCCGGCCTCCCAGCCAGCCTGCTACTCTATCAATAAAGCTCATGGATTGACCCCTCCTTTTTTGGTGAGGTCCCACTGTGCCCGCTGCCGCTCGGCCTGCTCCAAAAGCCCGGCGACAAGCCGCGCTTCCTCCTGCTCCAGCCGGGGGGCCGGGGCGCTGACGATGCCGGTTTGGCAGCTGGCCAAAAGTCCGGCCCAGCCCAGCGCCAGGGCCAGCCGGGCCAGAGGCTTGGTGCTCCGGCCCCGGAATAGGCCATTTAATGGCCCCAGCGTCGAATTTAAGGGGGGGGGTGGGCGCAAAGTAGTATGACCACGGCTAAAGGGGGGGGGTGGGGCCTGAAACATGCCTGTTTTGGGGTGGGACAAAATCATGGGTAGGAGGGGGTGTAAGAGTCTGAAAAACTGCTGATAAAGGGGGCCCGGCCCAGGCCGCGCCCGCCGGTGACCACGGCCCCGGCGGTCTCTGCGGTCCAGCTGCCGCTGCCACCCTCGGTGTGGCCATACTCGGCCAGGGCCAGCGCCCAGAAATGGTCGGCGTGCTCGGTGGTGCCATCCTCACTCTTGCTGCGCTCAGCGGCGATGCTAACGCGGCGGCCGTTATCACTGGCCACGCGCTCCGGCAGGTGCAGGCTGTCCTCCAATTCCTTGTCGCTGATGATCTCGATCAGCCCATCGTCAAAAAGCCCTGACAATCCCAGCGCCATTTTTTCGGTGACGGCCATGGTGTTGGCCTTGCGCCCGCTGGCAGCGATGTCTGCGGTGACCGGCACCGTGGTGGAAAAATTGATGCCCAGCACCAGTCCAGTGCCCAGGGTCTCTGACAAGGCGTCGACCAGCCCGGTGCCCAGCCCGGTGCTATCCACCGTGACCCGCCGCACCTTGGGACCGCAGACGCGCATGAGGCTATCCATCTCCCGGGCCTGTTCCGTGAGGCGCATGTTTTTCATGCGCAGCAGCCCGACCAGCCGGCGCACCTTGCCCATGGTCTGGAGCACGGCCACGACGCTGACGTCTTTGGAGCGGCCCACGTCCTGCCCGATATAGAGATCGCCTTCCAGCCGGTAAAGCCGTTGCAGGGTGGCAGTGGTCCATCGCTGCTCATCCCGCGCAAAGTGAGGGGCTCGCACGGCCCGGGCAATGAGATCCCATGGCAGGAGGCTGCCGCTTTCCGCGCTGGGCTGGTTTTCGTAATTTTGCAGATACTCGCGCTCATCCCCGGCCTCGGCCTGGGCTTCCTGCGGGGTGATCTGGCGCTTGCTCTTCAGGGATGTGATCCGGAGCGGGAAGATAGGGTCGTCCTTGCTCATGGCCCAGGCCTGGCTGCGGGTCATGCTGTGCACGGGGTATTCCTTCCGGCGGATCCAGCGGTTGAAGAGAGAGTTAGGCCCGTTGTGGGTGCTGGCCACGCGGCACAAAAAGTCAGGGTTGGAGCTGATGATCGGCTCAGCCGCCGCCCACATCTTCGCGGCGTTTTCGTGGAAGGCCCATTCGTCCAGGATCAAGTCAGCGGAAAAACCACGGGCAGTGCGGGGGCTGGCGGCCAGGATGAGGATGCGCCCGGTTTTGGTGACCTGGACGCCGTTTTCCAAAACCGTCAGGGAAAAGCCCAGCCGGTATTGGCAATCCTCCACCTGCAGGCCGAACTCGTGCAGCTCCTCCGGCAGGGCCCCGCTGGCCCGGCTGATCTCTGCCGCCGCCTGAGTGAACAGCCCGCAGGCCTCGCTGCACTTGACGCCGAACTCGGCCCCGTTGGCCTTGCTATTGGAAATGACGATGACGGTCCAGGCCTTGACGCCGGGCTTGCCCAGTTGCTGCATGACCCGGTCCACCGCCCAATGCGCCAGGGTGTGGCTCTTGCCGATCTGGCGGCTCCACTCCAGCACCAGCATCTTGGTTTCCTTGTCGCGGAAGACTCCCTGTTGATAGGCCCGCAGGTGGGCCAGCGGGACCATGTTCCTGGCTTCGGGCAAATGGTCCGCCGCAGCCATGGGAGCCATGCCCTCCATCTGCAGGGCCAGCCCAGCGACAAGGGCGGCCCGCTTCACGTTATTGCCCATGCCTTTGTGGCTGCGGCTCATGCGCCTCCTTTCTTTGCAGCCCAGCTGGCGCAGATGATTTCCTTGAATGGCTTGCTGCCGCCGGTTTGCTTTCGGGCTCCACTGGCGGTGGCGGCACTTTGCAGAATCCATGGGGCAAAGCGTTTCCGGTTCTCTGGGGTGTCGTCCACCGTGAGCACCCAGCTGCCTTGCAGGGTGGCCAGCGCATCCTTCAGCCGCTCCATGTCTTCCTGGCTGAACATGCTGTAAACTTTTACGGCACCCGTGGTATAGGGCGGGTCCACAAAAAACAGGGTGTCCGGCGCGTCATAAATTTGCAGGCAGCGCGCCCATTCCAGCGATTCCACCGCCACGCCATTGAGCAGCCCATGCAGGGCCTGCAGCTTTTCCATCAGGCCGGGCATGCGCGAAGTCATGCCGTTCCCGTCTCCGCATTTTTGCACCCCAAAACTTCTTCCACCTGCCCCAAAAGAAATCAGGATAGCGTGAAGGTAATCCGCCGCCCGCTGGATTTCGGTCAGGGCTTCACCTTTGACCCAGCGGCGCATTTCCTCCCGGCTGTTCAGACGCCAGCACAGCTCCTTTAGCAGGCTGTCCGGGTGCGCCTTGATCTGCCGGAAGGCATTGACGAGGGCCCCATCGGTATCGTTAAGCACATTGACCTTTGCCGGCTTTTTGTTAAACCCCACGGTGAAGCTGCCTGCGAATGGTTCCACATAACAGATGTGCGGGCAGCTTTCGATGAGCGGCAGCAAAACGGGCAGTAACCGGGCCTTGCCGCCGGGGCGTCTGATGCTTCTGATAATACTCACGCTGCCCCCCCTTCTACCTCTGGCACTTCTGCGGCCATTTCCCCATAGACGCGGTGCCTCACGGCTTCGACGAATTCGCGGCCAGTCAGGCCCTTGTCGGCGGCCAGCTCCTGCAGGGCGGCGGCCCGGGCCCCGCCGCGCAGGACCTCCCCAATGATGGCGGCGCACTCTGCCTGCAGGTCATACAGTTGGATGTCCAGGCTGCGCTCTGCCAGCTGGGCACGGTGCAGGGAAACCATTTCCTTCACGGTTAGGTTTTCCATGCTCGCGTTGAATAGCTGGAGGCGCAGGTTTTTCTTGATGCGGTCCGGGATGGCCCGGGCCTCCTTGGGGGTCAGGGCGCGGTCCAGCTGGTGTGCGGTGTCGCGGCTTTGCTGGACCTTCCAGGTCAGGGTCCAGCGGCTCAACATTTTGCTGATGGCCTGGGCGCTGGTCTGCACGCCTTTGTCTGCCAGGGTGCCGCCGATTTCTTCCAGCCCTTTGCCCTCTACAATAGCTGCGTAAAAGACCCACTCGCGCAGGGCCAGCGACGGGTCTGCCGTAGCCAGTCTGGCGTAGAGGGATTCAGGGCGGGGCTTCATTCGGAAATGGGGAAATGGGGAAATTTGGAAATGGGGAAATTGGGGGATTTGGTGGTCTAGTGGGCTTTTACGCGGGCGGTGCCGGCGGGGGTGAGTTGCCAGACGCGGTCGCCGGTCAGGTCGTCGTCCTGCCAGTGGGCCAGGCCGTCGTCCTGCATCTCGCTGAGGGTGTTGGCCAGCTCTACCTCTCCGGGGCGGCGGCGCAGGACCAGCTCCAGCTCGGTGCGCAGGGTGGTGACGCTGAGGCCGCTGGGGGCGGCGCGGTGCAGGGCCTGGAGGATATGGAGCTTCATGGGCGGGGGCGGGGGAGTTTGTTGTGGTCCGTCAGGCTTTGGAGGCGGCCCCGGATTTCGGCGTTTTGATCGATCAGGAGGTTGAGCCTTTCGTGGATGCCTTTGGCCCGCTCTTCGCCCTGGCGGGTCAGGTCGTCGTGGATCTTTTCCACGCGGTCCCCCAGATTCCTGACATCCAAGTCCAGGCGGTTGAATTCGTGGCGTGGAACGTATTCGCTATCCTTCCGGGTGATCAGCGGCTGGGGCAGCGGGCTGCTATCCTTGCGCGTCATCAGCTTCCACAACACCAGCAGCGCCAGGATCACCTGCAGGATTTGCAGGGTCATTTCCGGGGCCATCGTGGGCAGCGTTTGTGATACTATCGTCATGCGGAAAAAATTTTGGTGTATGGCTTCTGCCGGTCAGGTTCAGTTTATCCCTTCACTTCAAATGGATCGCCCTCTCCGTCATCCTCCTCTTCCAGCCCCAGGGCGTCTGCGGCGGCGTCCTGCAGGGCGGCGTCCAGTTGGGTGGCGGCCTGCTCATACAGGGCATGGGCCACGCCATTGGCTCCGATGAGGGAGAGCTTCCGGCTTTGGAGGCGGCGGGCCAGCACGCCCTCCAACTCTTCCAGGGCAGAGCGCTCGGCAGGTGTGAAAATTCTGTCGGAAGATTTGGCCATAGTGTTAGTTGCCTTTCCAGTTGGCGGGGGTGTTCCGGCAGTCGAGGTGGACAAACCCACTCTTAACATAAAGGCCGATGCCGCCATCAAAGGTAAATTGGCCGCGCACCGGCAGTTTGAATTTCCGGCCCCGCAGGCTCTGGGCGATGGCGTGCAGGTCCCGGGCCCCGCACATGGCGCTGAAATCCACGGCCATGAACCGCATGTGGAAGCTGGCAGGCTCCCCGCCGATGGCAGCATTGTAGCGCGGGCTGCGGTAGGTGCTACTGAGGATGACCGGCTGGCCCGCCTGCTCCCGGATCTCATCCAACACAATCAGGGTGGGGATGATGTTGGGCCAAAGGGCCTCCGGTGGCAGGTTGTTGCTAACGCCCTTCCGGGTGCGGGTCCAGTATTCCGAGAATTCCGCGCCCTTAAAATGGCGCAGCTTTAAACGGTCGATAAAGGTTTCCAGATCGGTGGCAGTGGCGGCTGACATGGGGGGGGAGTTCTTGGTTCTTGGTTCTTGGTTCTTTGTTCCTGGCGGGTCAGGCGAGGCCGGCCTTGCGCTTCACCCAGGCGACGAGGATCTGGATGATGGTATCCACTACCCAACCCTGCTTGCCGCTCAGCCAGGTGAGGGCTTTTTGCCTGACAAATTCAAACTTCTCCCGCCCTGCGGCAGGCCGCTTGGCCGCGCCGCCGGAGATAGACACCTCCAGGCTTTCGGCAAGGTGGATCAGGCCGATGATCTTTGCCACGATCAGGGATTTGTTGTCGGCGAGGAGTTTGGCGGCGAGGTGGAGCCAGTAATTTAATAGCATAATAAATGGGGGAGGGTGGGGTTGGTTATTTCCAAAAGCTGGCGGGCTTCAACCCGCTGAAATCCACACTGCGGCTGCGGTCGTTATCGTCCTGACGTGGCCCCATCCGGACGGTGGGGGCGGCTACCGGGCCAGCCATGTTTTTTTTCTGGCCACGCGGGCGGCCTGGTTTTTTGGGGGATGGCATGGTGTCAGTAGCGGGGCACCTGGGGGGCGGGTTTGATAAACTTCAGCCGCAGCCATTTCTGCAGGCACTCAAAAAGGAAGGTAACTCCTGCCCCTGTGACGGTGACTACGGAGGCCAACTGGTCCGGGGTGATCTCCGGAGCGACGTGGGCAGCATTGATGGCGGCTACCGCGCCGGCCACCACGGACGTGATGCGGCGCAGGAGGAAGTGAGTGTTGAAAAAATCAAAGAGCTTTTTCATGGAGGATAGCAAAATGGACTGAGGGAGGCGCAGCCGCCGGAAGGGCAGGCCGGTGTCCGGATCCAAGGCCCGGGGCGGCGCGGCGGGCCGGTCTGGTGGGGCGGCCCATGGGGGAGTTTTATCCAGTGGCATGTGAGGGGGTGGCGTGCGGCTTCAGCCGTTGCCGCTGCACCCATCCAAGCACGGATTTCCCCTGACGCTATCTTTCCGGGGCCACTTACGCCGCTTATCCGCGAAACCCGGGCAGGCCGGGAAATCCCGGCAGCGGCAAACTGGTTAGGCTCCCTGCTTTGGGGTCGCCTGCTGCCCGGTCGGTCCTCTGTTCATAAGGCTAGGCTCTGCCCTCCAACATTTGCGCCACGGCGCTGGCGGGGATGCGCAGCTTGCAGCCTCGTTGCCGCTGCCGGGCCCCCAGAGTGCGGGCCAGTTGCTGGATGCGGCGCGGCGTGTAACCGCTGAGCCGGGCCACCTCTTTGACCGTCAGCTCCCGCTCCATCAGGACCGCCTTGCCTGGCACTACCAAGACCGCTCCATCCGCCCGCCCGGTGGGGATGACAGACGCGGGAAAATGCAGGGGCAGGGTAAGCTGGTCCATGGGGTGCATGTGGCTACCTTACCCCACGTGTCAACCTGACACAAAAAACCCGCCCCGGAAATCCGGGGCGGGCGTGCTCTGCAGGGGGATTGAAAAATAGGGTTAAACGGGTTTTTTATCGGAAATATCCGGGATATCCAAACCGGGGGGTTTGGATAATACGCTGTTCGGCGGCTCGGTGTCTTGCACTTCCCACAGCCATTTCATTTGCGTCGGGTGCGTGTCCACTCGCGGGCGGGATTCTCTTGTCCATTTGCCGCCGCCGCGTTCGCCCACGAGTCGGAAGCCAGCACCTTTGAGACTTCCGCCGCCTTCTTCGGGCAGCGTGTAGGTTATCAGCCGCGTGTAGCCCATCGCCTTTGCAGCTCGCCAAGCGGCCCGGTAAAGCATCGAGCATCCATTGGGAACGCCGTCCGTGCAGCAGCGGTTCACTTCGAGGGTCCATCCGTTGTCAGACATCCGGCTCACTGGCCGGCCCACGATTGCCACGCCTCGCACCTTCCCGGATTCATCGGCCAGGGCGATGCTGTATTTGTGGCCGGTCACTGGGTCGTGGTGTCTGTGATGCTCGGTCACGTAGGCATTTGCTTCTTCGAGACTCGTCGGCACAACCCGCAGCCGAACAAGACGCTGGAGCGAACTGCCATGAGCGCGGGCGGCGTCTTGGTTGCAATCGGATGTCGTGGGCGCGCTCATGTCAGTCGCTCAGCTTGTCGTTCTGGCCCTTGCCTGACCGGCTGTTGCCCCCTGGGATGACATAGCCCCGGGCATCGTTGCCGACGCGGCGGCGCAACCTTAGCAGATCCGCATAAGGCAAGTTTTTCCAGTCGCGCCGCCCGTGCATGTCCTGACAGGCCCCGGCGGCCCAGCCGGGGTGGGGCTGCTCTTTGGTGATCGACCAGATACACTGGGCGCGCTGCCGGGCCTCGCTGCTGGAGGGCTGCAGCTGGTGACTGATGCTGTCAGGGTGGAGGATGAGGTTAAACTCTTTGATGACATCGCCGCCCTCGTCATCAGTCATTTCTGCAGCGCTGATGGTGCGGCCATGGGCGCGGATGCAATAGCCATCCCGCTGGGCATCGGCCTCGGTTTTGCTCAGGCCCCGGGCGATGTGGTAAGCTAGCACGCCTCGCCAGGTGGCCCAGTATTTTTTTAGGAGAGGCGGCTTCATGCGCGTTGATGGTTGATGATGCACCGGCGGGTTTGGGCGAGGGCTTCCAGATCGGATTCCACGAGGTCCAGCTCGTGGCTGATTTCTGACGGGGTTTTGTGATGGACTTTCCGGGCCCAGTAGAGTCGGCTTTCCAAAACGCGCACCTGCTCCGGCGTCAGGTCACGCAGGCACCTGGCCCCGGGGGGCCGTGGTTTCGTTGGGGTAGCCGGTGCAGGGTCGTCCTCCCATATTTTCAAGCAGTGGCTATTGATGGGGGCGCTGGCGGGCAGGCCGGTGGCCTCCATAATGTCTTCGCCCCGGCGGCGGGCGGGGGCGGGGGCTGACTCCTGACGTTTTGCCCGGGCGATCTCTGCGGCGGTGGGGGCGGTGACCCCAATGGTTTTGTAGGCTTCGCGGCGCTCGGCTTTGTAGTTGCGGGTCTGGCTCATCATGGTTGATGGTTGATGGGTTGATGGTTGATGGCTCGGCACTAGCTCCGATGCGTGCGGCTGTTGACGTAGGGGCGGGGGATGGCGGCGTTTTTGATTTTGACGACGGCCTCGTCATAAGCATTCCTCCAGGCCCGGGCGGTTTCCTGCAGCTCCTGCAGGTTTTTCCGGTAAAGGGTGCGGCGGTGGAGCTTTCCCATCTGGTAGCCGGCCAGCAGGCCGAGGCAGAGCAGGAACACGCCGCAAAGCAGGCCAATGACGACGGGGGAGGGATCGAAAGGGGAGACGGGAGGCAGGGAGGGTAGGGAGTTCATGGTGGGGTGGTGGTTGGTTGTTGGTTGGTTCTTGGTTTTTGGTTCTTGGTTGTTGCTTGTTGGGGAGGATGTCAGGGGCAGAAGGTGGCGAAACTGAGGAGCCACCAGAGGAGGCCGAGGAGGAGGGCGCAGAGGGCAACGGCGAGGGAGGCGAGGATGTCATAGCCAAAGGGCGGGCGGCGTTTCATGGTTATTCCTCATCCAGAGGGTAATTGGTGTGGACGCTGTTGGCGTGGGCGGCCTGGAAGGCTTCCAGCATGCTGCGCTGGGCGTAGCCGGGGAGGGCGGCGATCTCGGCGGCGGCGCGGCAGTGTTTTTCGAGGGCCCTTAAATGGCCTTTTTGCTGGGCGACTTTGCGCCCGGCCTGCTTGACCTGCTGCCAGTGGTCCGGTAGCTCGCGGCGCATGATGGCATCCGCCGCAAGGTTGAGGTGGTGGTGGGCGGCTTTGTCAGGATCCTCCGGGAAGGCGACTTCGCGGCACTGGAAAACGCGGCTGAAAAGCTGGTCATCGGAGCGCAGGCGGTCAATAAAGCTGCGGTTGCCGGTGAGCACCAAGGGGGTGCTGCTTTCATCGTGGAGGTCGAAGAGGTATTCCACGGCGCGGCGGGTGAGTCGGTGGGCGTTGTCCACGAGGATGATGGCGCTATCCATTTCCGCAAGGCGGGCGCGGATGGCATCCCCCCGGCGGGTGCCCCGGGGTGGGCTGGTCTGCCGCAGGGCGGTGGCCAGCTGATACTCGACGCCATGGGCCCCGCAGCTCCATCGGGTGGCCCGCACGGTCAGGCCGTTGGGGATCTTGCCGCCGAGATGCTCCAGGGCAGTGGTCTTGCCCAGACCGGCGGGTCCGTAGAGAAAGCCTATCTCACGGGTAGCCCTGACGTTTTCCACAAAGCCCCGGAAGATTTTGACGATGGCGGTTTCGATGACGCCGTTATCAAAATTCCTCTTTTGGCTGAGGTTGTGCAGGAAGTCCCGCAGCTTCGCCTCAAAGGCGGGGACGGCGAATTTGATTTCCTTGGAATCGTTGGTGCCTTGTGTCAGGTAAATGCTGACGTTGGCACTGTTGGTGCCCATGGCTCGGGCCAGTTGGTTCCGGCTCCAGCGCTGGCCTTTGTGCCCGTGCTCGATGAGGCCCCGGCAGCGGGCCAACAGATCCGCATCCACGGCTTTGGCCAAGGCGGTGGAGGTGGGGGATTCCGGCAGGTCTTGGTCCTGATCAAAAACGGCTTCTTTAATTTCCAGCGCCTCATGCACGGCGGCGGCTGAGGTGGTGGGGTGGTGGGCGAGGTGGGGCATGGGGAGTTATTGGTTCTTGGTTATTGGTTCTTGGTTCTTGGTTATTGCTTGCGGCGGCCTTGGGATGCGCCGCAGGCAGCGTGGGCGAGATTGTATTTGGCAGTGGAGGCTACCCCGGCCTTGTATCCGCTAAGGTAGCCCAGGCGGGTGCCGCCGCGCCAGACTTCTATCTGCCCGGGCCTGACGCGGACGGCGGCGCAGGCGGTGCCGGCCTTTGCCTGGTCGGCTAGGATGTTTTTGGCGATCCACTCTTCCGATGGGATCTCCAGCCCCGTGGATAGGGGCCAGAGGTTTTGGGCCAGGGCTTGGGCGGGGGTGATAGGTTGCAGGTTCATACGGATGGGGTAGTTTTTGGCAGGTTAAAGGTGATGTGCAGGCCCTTGGCAGCGGTGGACTGGCCCCGGCAAACGCGGCAGCGGCATTCCTCCGGTGGGGGCAGTGCGACCGGGGGATGACAGACGGGGCAGGGGAAACACTCCTCCCCTCCGTGCAGAGGATAAAGGATGACGGTGCCATGACCGTGGCAGCGGTGGCAGGTGGGCACCGCTTTTACCTCCATGCGGCTGAGAAAACGGGCGAGGAATTCCTCAGCCAGCCGCTTCAGGGTGTGGATAGGACTGCCAGAGAGGAGGGGCATGTGTTCCAGATCGTCCGGGATGAGGGCACCGGATAGGCTGCCGGTAGTGCCCTCCCGGGTCTCGGTGATGCCGGTGATAATAAAGAGGGTCATCTGCGGCCACTGGGGCGGGTGGGCGCGGAAGAGGGGCTCATAGTCAAACATGTCAGAGCAGGCGGCCCATTGCAGGGCGGGCTGGTCCGGGGTGGGGGCTAGGGGGTGCATGTCAGGGGCGGTTTTCGGGTTCGGTAAAATCCATCTGCAGGGCGGCGAAGATTTCGGCCTCGGTGGTGGTGTGACAGGTGCCGTCCGCGTCAATGACTCCCCAGCCAGGGCGGAAGGTTTTCCCCAGTGCCTTGGCCCGGTCCACCAAACCGATGTTGTGCTGCATGCTGCCGGTGTAGGTTAGCAACATGCCTCCCCAGTTGCAGGGGATGGGGGCGATCAAGTCCCGTATGGCGTGCCGGGCGATCCAGAGATCGCACTGGATCTCTGACTTTCTGAGGAGGCAGCGCTTGGCAATGGCCCCATCCAGCTGCAGCCCGCCGATGGAGGCGCAGCCCCGGAAGCGGCGGGATAGCTCTGCCTCTGACCCCAGCCGGGGCAGGGCGACTATATCAATATCCCCTACCATGGGGAGGCCCCGGCGGATGCTGCCGGCAATGGCGATCTGATCGCAGGCGGGGGCCAGTTCCTGACAGACTTTTTCCGCAAGGGCGCGGGCTTTTTGGAGAGGGATCATGGGGTGGGGTGGGTAAATGGTTTCCGTGATTCAGCCGGCCTTTACTTTCAGGATGCCGAATGGGACCCGCCCGTCTTTTGGCAGGGGCAGGAGCGGCTTTGTCCTTTCCTTCCTCCCCCGCCGAGTGCGGGTGTGATCCGCTGGGGCCGGGGGGGCTTGTTCAGGGGTAGGGGAGGGAGCGGGGGAGGCTTCCTCTTCCGGGGTTTCCCCCGGCTCCTTTGGCAAGGCTATGTTTTCTGATAGCGCTTGGGTAATGATGGCGGTGATCTCTTCGCCAAAGGCAACAGAGGTGTGGAGGCCGGCGGCGTTGAGGCGGGCGCGGATTTGGGTGGCGATGGCTGGGATGTTCATGGGTTGGTGGTTTGGGGTGGGGGTTATCCGAAAATGTCAGGCAGAATGGGCTTGTTTTTGGGGGCGCGGGGGGCGGGGGCCGGGGCGGTGAGGGCCTCGGTCAGGTCGGTGGTGCGGGCTTCGTTGGCGTGCTCCTCGGGGGTCAGGGCTTTGTTGTTTTCGAGACGCTGGTTCCAGCGGAACGCGGCGGTGCGTTCGGCCAGGGCGGTCTGGCTCTGGCGCTCGATGGCGAGGCGCTCGGCAGCGGTGGCCTGGGTGAGGCGGCCGATCTGGCGGTGGATGTTCTCGGTTTCCAGCTTGGCCATGCGGGGCATGAGCGGCGCGGTGCCCAGCCATTCACCTTCGTGGCCGGCGGTGGCATCGCCAATCTGCAGGCTGTCGATGTCGTAGGGATTCAGCCAGGCAAGATAGGACTTTTCACGGGTGAGCAGCATTTTGTGCCCGCGCTGGTCGGTGATTTCGGCCAGGTAGATCAGGGCATCGCTGTCAATTTCCTGGTCTTTGATAACAATCTCCAGCTTGGGGGTGACCCTGACGGTGCGGGCGTATTTAACACCCATTAAAGCGGGGGCCCACCAAGGGCGAGGGAAGCGGAAGGGGGCGCGGTCGGTGCGCTCCCAGACTTCATGGGGGCTCATGGCGGCCTGACGCCCGTGACCCATGGCATGCAGGGCTTGGAAGGCGGCCAGCTGCTCCGGGGTGCTGCGGGCCATGACGTCCGGAGTGAGGCGGATCTCGGTATCCGCCACGGTGATGACGGGAATGGAATAACCGCTTTTAGCCCAGCCCTCCAGCTGGTGATCGGTGCGGCGGTTGATGGCCTCAATGATGTGGTGGGCCAGCTGGGTGTATTGATGCCACTCCAGACAGGGCAGGCGCACGAGCAGGGCGCGCTCCTCGGGGAGATTGCGCACCAGATCAAGGCACCAAGCGTTATACCGTGCCAGCCCGGCGGATTCCTCCGGGGCGTTGTCCCGGTTCCGCCCGGTGGGGCCGGGGAGGAGCGCAAAGTAGTTCCGGATCAGGTTGAAGATGGACTCGATAGGGGATTTATAGCGGAAATTCCCGGTCGATTTTCCCTCAAACAAGCTGCCCCGGAAGGCGGGATCCCCAAAGCGGCCGGAGGCGTCAAAGGTGACTTTGCCCTCGGTCAGTTTGGTGAGGGCATCCCGGAATGGTGCGCCCCAAGCGGCGGTGCCCAGCTCTCCCACCAGCATGGTGCCAGTATCGCTGCGGTAGCCAGCCTTGCCCAGAAAGGCGAGGGTGAACCAGTAGAAGTCCTCCTGATTCAGGGCTCGGCGGGATCCGTTATCCAGCACCAGCTGGGGCTTGAAATTGCGGAAGAGATTGCAGCCGCTGGAGCAGTCCAGCGCATGGAAAGCGAGGGGCCGCATCAGGCTTTGTTTGCCCTCCAGGAAGTTGACATAAACATCCTGCTGTTCATCGTCAAAATACACGATCTGGCCGGGTAGGATCCCCACGCGGGTGGTGTGGATTCCGGGCAGGAATTGGCTGTAGTTTTTGGGGCCGATGCCGGTGAGGGATCGCTCGTATTGATCCGGGGCGCGGCGGAGCCACTGCTCCTTGCTCCAGCCGGGCGGTAGGCCGGTAGCCCGCAGGGGAGCCGGTGCCGTCTGATAGCCGGGGATGGCATGATCCGACCCGGGCAGACCGCCCTCTTTGCGCCATGCCTTCCAGCGCGCCAGGAGTAGCCGGTAGGCCTGGGTGGCGGTGGTCTTGGTGCGCTGGTGGCCATGGCACAGGCCCCGATAATATTCGATGGCGGCATGGGGCACGCAGCCGCCTGGCCGGTAGCGGGCGCGGTTGACGAGGGCGGTCCAGCCTTCCTTTCTCCAGCGGTCGTATTTGTTGCGGATGGCGCTTTCCGTCAGGTCCCGGGTGCGGGCGATCTGGGCGACGATGCGCCCCCGGGTGCCGTGGCCGGCGCGGTCAATCAGGAGCATGTCCGCCTCCCAAAGCAGGCAGTCTTTGCGGCCCTTGGCCGCCAGCCGGGCCCAGATCAGGCTTTCGCCCTCATCCCTCAATGCAGGGGTGCCCTGCAGGGGGATTTCGGCAGCCGTTTCCAGGCTGAATTTTTGGCGGTTTTCGCTCATTTTGTCAGGTGGGAAAGGCCGGAAAGGGTGACGGTGCAAATGATCCCGGCGAGGATGAATCCGACGGACGCCTCACCGTGCAGCGCGACCCATCCGGCGGCATAAATGGCAGCTGCGGGCAGCGCCATGGATGTCAGAAAAATACCACTGGAGCGCAGGGCGGGGAGGAGGCGTTTTTTCATGATTGATGGGCAGGGATGGGGCGGACGATTTCGCAATCCGCCGGGCTGATGGTGACGATTTCGCCGGTCTTAAAGAGCCGGACCTGATAGCGGCCCCGGGCATCTTTTCCGGTGAGTGTGCCCTCTTGGTTATACCAGGGACGGCAGTAAATATGGACGATGGGGGCGCTCATTTTTTCAGGGATTGGTTGACGGTGCGGACGACATCCAGCGCGGTGCGCAGCTCGTTTTCGATGGCGGCGCGTTTTTCTGCCGGGAGGAGGTAGAGGGCTTTGACCTGCGGGGACTCCGGGGCAAAGTTGGCGGATAGCTCGGCTTCAAAATCGAACCAAAGCTGGGCGGGATCGCCGGGGGCGGCGGGGGCTGAGGGGCCGCTGCTGTCAGGGAGCGCGGCGGGCTTGTAGAGGTCCGTCAGGCGCTTTCTTGCCATGGCGTTGGCGTCCTTCAGGGCCTGCAGATCATCCTCGGTGGAACTGCCGGTCAGGCCCATGGCACTGGCTGCACGCATGTAGTTGAAGGCGGTGCGGCGGCTCATGCGCAGGCCGGATTCCGGGCCGGTGATGTTTTCCAGCATCCACTGGTCGAAGCCTTCGTTGTCGGCGTCCAGATCAAGTGCAACGGTTGCACTGGATTTCCTGCCCTGCCCTCTGGCCTCCCGAGGGATGGCATAAATGGTGCGGGCCTGCAGCAAATACATGCCCTGTCCAAGGATGGCGTAAGCCTCATTGGTGCGGTGGGTGAGGAGGCCGGCAAGGCACACGTCAAGGGTGGTGGTGGTCAAGGTCATGGGCGGGCATTGGGTAGGGTGATGCGGCCCGCTTCGATGCCGTCCAATGCGGTCATGAGGGATAGCCGGATGATGCCGGACGCTGAAACACCAAGCCGGGTAGCTGCGTTTTTAGTGCGCGCCCGGGTTTCGGCGTCTAACCGAACCGGGATGGGGAAGTTTTTGGTTGGGGATGTGATCATATCGTATATTGGCTGTATTACGATTGTAGATCAAATAGTATACGATTGCAAGCATGATTTTGCGTTGCCCTGCATTTTTGCTGTATTACGATTGGTCCTATGGCTACCCCTCTCCCTGTCCGCCTGACTGATTCACTGATTTCCCGGATTGATTCTGTGGCGATCAAGGCCGGTCTCACCCGCTCTGATGTCATCCGCTTATGCCTCAGCCGCTTCCTTGATGATTTTGACGCGGCCCCGGAGGAATTACTCAAGAGGGACTGGAGCAGCGTGCTTGATCAGTATGACGGGAGGAAAACCCGTTATACCGCAGCTCCTCCCGAAGCTGCCGACAACGCCGGACAAATGTCTTTGCCCTCTCCCCAGACAACCAAGCTTGCCGCCAAACGGAAACCGAAAAACGCCCCTTAACCCACTCCAAAACCATGAACCGCCCATCATATTGGAATGCCCCGGCCCGGAAAACAGACCTTAAATCCCCGGAAAAACGCCCTTTAAATCCGCCCCTCTATTACTTCCGCCTTGCCTGTGGGACCGTATTCCCGGCCCAAACCGTAGCGGATTTCATCAAAGGTCAGAACCTCGTGGAGTCTGAGGTGCCCAGGATCATGGCCTGCCGCGTCGGCACCACCCAGTGGATCCCCTTGGCCGCCCTATGCCTCCCCCCTGCCCCCGAGCCCGCCTCCGAACCCATCCCCTCCAACCCGCCCGACCCAATTTCCCCCGCCCGGGTCCTGCTTTGGCTGCTGCTCGTCACCTCGCTCGTCCTCGGCCTGCTCACCCTCAGCATGGACACCACCGTAAAAACGTCCGGCGGCTCAGTCCACAACCTCGCCAAAGCCCACCACCAGCTGCTTTACGCCATCTTTTGCGCCGGTGGTTTCCTCTCCG